TCCGTGTTGAAGACCCAATGGGTGGTTACCCAGAGTTTGATAGATTTGGTCGTTGCGTAGCATACGCAAAGCGTTACTTCAAGACTCTTGGTGAACTAGCAGTAGATTACCCAGAGTACGCACCTATCTTGCTTGGTCGCGATGGTTTCAATCAAGACACCAGCATGAAGGTCGAGATGATTCGCTATAGTGATGCGAATGTAACTGTATTGTTCTTGCCAGACAGAGGCAACCTCGTTCTTAACTACGCGGCAAACCCTCTTGGCAAGATGAATGTTTTTGTAGCACGACGTCCTTCACTTGATGAAGAAACACGTGGACAATTTGACGATGTACTGTATGTACAACTAGCACGTGCACGTTTTGCTAATCTTGCAATGGAAGCAGCAGAGAAGTCTATCCAGGCTCCTCTTGTTGTTCCAACAGATGTCGTCGACATGCCAATGGGTCCTGATGCGATTATCCGCACAGCACAGCCAGCAGGCGTAGGTCGCGTTAGACTAGATGTACCAGCAGCAGCGTTTCAGGAACAGGCTGCACTCCAGAGCGAACTTCGCTTGGGTGCACGTTATCCTGAAGGACGTACAGGAACCATTGATGCTTCAATCATCACTGGTCAAGGCGTACAAGCATTGCTTGGTGCATTCGACTCTCAAATCAAGGCAGGACAGACAATCCTGACCGAAGTGTTTGAAGATGTTGTCGCAACATGTTTCGAAATGGATGAACTCCTTTTCGATAAAGAAAAGAGCGTCAAGGGTATCGCACAGGGTACGCCGTACGAGTTAAAGTACAAACCAAGCAAAGACATCAAAGGTGACACTTCTATCGAAGTACGTTACGGTTTGATGGCAGGACTTGACCCATCGCGAGCCTTGATTTTCTCTCTTCAGGCACTTGGAGCCGATTTGGTATCTAAGGATTTCATTCGTCGTGAACTTCCATGGAGCGTAAACGTATCGCTCGAAGAACAACGAATTGAAATCGAAAAGATGCGCAGCAATCTGTCTGCTGCTGTAACAGCCACAGCGCAAGCAATACCTGCCATGGCTGCACAGGGGCAAGACCCATCTGCGCTTATTCAGAAAATTGCAGACGTTATTGAACGTCGTCGCAATGGGGACACTATCGAGGCTGCTGCGCTTGCCGTGTTCACACCCGAGCAACCTGCGCAGGCAGAGATGACCCCGCCAGGCACACAAGGACCAGTTGAGGCTACCCCGTCCCCAGTCGCTCCTGGACAACCTTCTGGTGGGGTCCCACAACAAGCACCAGATTTAGCAAGCATATTGGCAGGCTTAGGGGGATAATGTGGCAACAAAGAAGAAACCAGTCAAGAAGGTCGTAAAGAAATCAACACGACGTCCTAAGACAATCAAAGAACCAATCTTAACTAAATTAGATTTTTGGGCTATTGCCACAAAAGAAGTTTATGATTCGTTACGCAAAGCAGGAATGGATGAAAGTACTGCTTTAGCATTTGCTATGGACAGGACAAGTTATCCTGATTGGATAGTTGACCCTAAGAATCCAGAAGTTAAACCATATGAAGACGACGAAGATGAGGACTAAATATGTCAATGCAAGATGTACCTGGAGGACCAGGACGGTTTGCTCGTAGAGATGACCTCGGAAACGTAAAGAAGATTCAACGCGAGGGACGTAACATCGCAGAGGCTTCTGGTGGTTCATACAGTGAACGTAAGAGAAATCAAGAACTTGTTAGCGGAGCGCCAATGGATACACCTGAGGCAACAGCAACAGGCATGAATCCACTTGCCGCAGCAATTCCAAATCCTGATGCATTTATGCAAGGCAATGAAGCACCCCTTTCTGATGGTGCTGAAGGCGGTCCAGGACGTGGACGTAATGCACAACAGACTCCAGTTGACGCAATTGACCAAACAGCAGTGCTAGCACGGGCTATGTTTATGGCAAATCCTGACTCAATCATTCTTGCTAACATCGTCAATGCGTTTAACGAAGAGAATCGTTAATGGCAGATTTGCAGAAATCTAATCTTTCACCCGCCATGCGGGCTTTGTATGCTAATGAAGGCGAGGCACGTAATCGTGCTATCGCGATTCAGATGTCATCACTTACGCCTGACATGTACAGAAACTTCAATGACATAACTTCTGCCTACCCTGGCATGAGTAAAGACCTCGTTATGTCTATGGTGAAGCAAGGATTATCTGCCAATACCCCTGGAATAAACAAAGTTGTATCCCTTGATGGTATTGCCCAGTTGAAAAAAGACCAGTTCAACGTAGAAAAAATCAAAAAATCTGTAAATAATGACAGAGGAATTGTCGGTTCTATCTACGATGCTACGCTAGGTAACGTTTATGATGTATTTAAGGGCGCAACTCGTGTAGGTTTTGCTGCATTGCGTGGACCGTATGACCTAGTAACTACATTAACACGTGATATTGCACAGGAAAAAGACTTTGGACTTTTTGCAAAAGACTTAGCAACCCTTGGTGGAAAAAATACACTCTTTGGTTCGCTAGTTGCAGATGTTATTGATGGCAAAGGCGGGGTAAAAACAGGGG